ACCGCCTTCTGCAATTGTTGGATTACCTTGGCCACCATATGAAACGTTAAAGCTTTTAATCATACATGGTTTGAATCTTGTAAAGTGTCTTTCGTCAACACCTAATAGATTAATAAACACTATTGCTGGATATTCCAAGTATGCTTTAGTAAGTGCTGAGCCGCCTAACGTTGCAAGTGCATCATCAGTAGCTCCAGTTGGATTTAAGTTTCTAACTTTAGGTAATGTTTGATGTTTAACTGCTCTTATAATTTTTCTTATAGTTTCTGCTTCTTCGGCGCTTTCAGGAAAAAGCGAAAATTGAAACTCGTATGATCTTAAGTCAACACCATTAAAGAATAATGTCTTTTGTGGATTTGTTGCCATTCCAGTTGTAGCACTTATGGCATTTTCACCAACTATACTTGATAGTGCCTGTTTGCCGATCGCTTTAAATGCTGCACCGAGGAATTCTTTATTTACTCCAAGTTTTGCTGCAAATTTATCACGAGCGCCAGGTGTGTCGTTAAACAAATCAACAGCACCAGAACCCATACTTTGTAAAACCTCAGCAATTCCAGCGCCTTCGCCGCCTAAGAACTGTCCAGCCTTTTCTGATATAAACGTTTCTAACATTGTACGCTCAAAACCATCAATTGAAAGTCCTGTGCTATCTGTTAAATTTGCTGGCATAGGTAGTTCAATAACAGTTGTTTGGTTTTCTTGCGCCTTTACTCTTCTTGCTTGCGCATTAGCCCACTGCGTTGACATCGCGCTTTCGCCTGCATCTGCGTTTAGATTGCCCACAACGCTTTTGGTCACATACTCATTATAATCATACTTTTTAAATATTAATTGAATTGCGTGCGGAAACGGTGCATCAGGAAAAGAAAGACGTGTGTAATCTTTCTTCATCCTTTCTTTCATAAATGCTGCTGGTCTTGACATTTGTTATTCCTATTCATTGTCCGCGAGTTCTTATAAATATACAATACGGATATTTTATTAGTTATTTATACAATCATGACGGAAACACATTATGGCATATAGTGGTAAATTCAGGCCAAAGAATCCCGCTAAGTATAAGGGTGACCCATCAAAAATTATTTATAGGTCACTTTGGGAATGTAAAGTTTTTAAATGGGTTGATCTTCATCCTGACGTTATTTGGTGGCAGTCTGAAGAGGTAATTGTACCTTATCGTTCACCTATTGATGGAAAGGTACATAGATATTATCCTGATGTTATTATACATAAACGTGATGGACTAAATAATCCACAGACAATTATGATTGAAATTAAGCCTGCGGTCCAGTGTAGACCACCAAACCCGGCAAACAAGAATAAAACAAAGACAGGTAGAGTATCAAGAAGGTATCTAAACGAAGTTAAAACCTGGGGCGTAAATGAGGCCAAATGGAAAGCAGCAAAAAACTTTTGTGCAGACCGAGGCTGGATATTTACAATAATGACAGAGAAAGAGATTTACGGAAAATAATCAATGGCAACACTTTTTTCAGACATATTAGCAAAAGGCGTTAGGCGAGGAGAATTGCCTGGGCGTTCTAAAGGTGCGATTGAATGGTATCGTAAACAAGCTAAGACCGCAGCTGGTAGAGAAATTACTTCTAGTGCTTTATTAAATACTAAAGAAAGGGGTAGAGCTAAAGCAAGGTTGACTGGTGAGGCAGTATATGGCTCAATGTACTTTTTTGAATATGATCCTAAGCATAAAGAAACTTTACCATACTATGATAGGTTTCCACTCATATTTCCAATAAATAAAGCAAAGGGTGGTATACTTGGATTAAATATGCATTATTTACCGCCGATGCTTAGAGCGCAACTGATGGACGCATTATATAGTTTAACTACTGATAATAATTATAATGAAAATACAAGATTAGCAATGAGTTATAAAATATTAAGTGAGTCCGCAAAGTTTCGATTATTTGCACCTTGTGTTAAACATTATTTAAGTTCACATGTTAAGTCTAGGTTTATTAAAATTGAAGCATCTGAGTGGGACACTGCATTATTCCTACCAGTACAAAGTTTCCAGAAAGCTGGATCGTCCAAAGTTTGGGCAGATTCAAGAAAGATTATACAAGGATAAACAATGTCATTTAACATAAGCAAATTTAGATCAACATTTGAAAGATTAGGCGGGCCTGCGCGCGCAAACCTTTTTGAGGTCACAATGACTAGTCCTAAAAGAAGCCACGCAAACAGTTTCTTTGGGCCTAGAGAATTTAGTTTATTTTGTAGTAATGTTTCTATCCCTGGTATTATTATTAATGAAGTTAATGCTGACTATACTGGTCAGATGTCAAAAGCCTTTCCGCAAAACATTACTAACCCTGGTCCTATTGTATGCACGTTTATGGTTGACAGTGAACACCATACATTAACTTTCTTTCATAATTGGATACGAGAAGTTGCTAACTATAGTAAACGAAATGGTTCTTTTGCAGAATATGGTGGCAAGCTTCCGCATGAGGTTGGATTTAAAAGCAATTATTCGTGTGATTTAGGAATAAGACATTACACAACAGATAATAAAGCATTTAACGTTTATGAAACTACATGTGTAAAAGCTTTCCCAACTCAAATAAGCCCAATACAATTGTCCTGGGCCGACAACGATTCTTTTTTAACTATCGACGTATCTTTTTCAATTGAAGATATATATTTTTCAAGCGACAAACGAGTAAGTCCTGGAAACAGTTCACGAGGATCTGGCCTTTTAGATATCCTTGGAGATGTTGCTGGGTTTGCTGATACTGTAAGAGGTGTTTTAAAAGATGGCAGACCAACTAGTATTCAAGACGCAATAAACAAATTAAACCGAGTAGGTGATTCTTTCGGTTCATTGAGCGATAACATTTAAATAATTAACCGGAGTATATAATGGCATTACCAAAAATTGATTTACCTATAACAGAAGTTATTCTTCCATCATCGAAGATAAAAGTTAAACTAAGATCGTTTACAGTAAAGGAAGAAAAGATTCTTTTAGTTGCTGGCGAAGCAAATGACGCAATGACAGAGCTAATGGCAATAAAGCAGGTCATTAATAACTGTCTTGTTGATAGCGATGTGGATAACATGGCTATGATTGATTTAGAATACGTATTTTTAAAATTGCGTGCTAGTTCAGTTGATAACTTAACAAAGTTTACAGTTAAAGATCCTGACACGGATGAACGTGTTGAATTAGAAATGAATCTTGACGAAGTAGAGTGCGTAAGCGATGAAAGACATACAAATGAAGTAAGAATTAACGAAGAGTATGTTTTATATTTAAAACACCCAACGATTGATGAGTTTGCTCATATTATTACAATGGATCCAAAAGATGCATTAACAAATTACTTTATTATGATTTCTTGTTTAGATACATTAGCCTCAGATGATGAAGTACATAATTTTAAAGATTATAATAACGAAGAAATTGATGAATTCATGGATAATTTGGACGGCGGTTCAATTAAACAGATTCAAACTTTCTTTGAAACATTACCTAAGCTAAGACACGAAATGAAATATACAAATAGTGAAGGTAAAGAACAAACATTTGTTGTTGAAGGCGTTCGTAGTTTTTTTATTTAGGGCTGAGTCATATTGATCTCAGCCATTATTACAAGACTATTTTTGCACTAGCGCAACATCATAAGTGGTCAGTATACGACATCGAGCATATGATGCCGTATGAAAGAGATTTATATTTCAGCATGTTAATTGAGTTTATAGAAAGACAAAAAGAAGACTCATCAAAATAGAGAATAGGATAGATGGCAATTTCAGCAGAAACACAGGCAATTATTGATAAGCTAACCGCAGAAGGTAAGCTGACACGCAATGATGGTCGAACTAATTCAATAAAGACTGTTAACGTGCGACTTGATAAATTTGCCGCAGTGTTTAGCAGTATAGATGTTGGTATTGGCCGTCTTAATGAAACTATTTCTCAAATGGTTGGCAATGCTGCAGTGGCTGGTCCTGAGGCATTAGGACTAGATCAAGAATATATTGATTTACAAAGAGAAGCCGCTGAGCTTCAGATAGAAAATGCAAAAGATGAAGCAGTATTAAATAAAAGAGAGCTTTCAGAAAAGATAATTGCTCAAAAGAAAGCCGAAGATGATAGAAGAAGAGGCGAGGCCGAAGATAAGAAATTATTTAAAGGTGGAATTTTTAATGCACTTAGCAATAATAAGAAAGACATATTAAAGTATGGTTTAATTGGTTACGCTGGCTGGCAAATATTCAGAGGTGCAATGGATAATTTGACAAAAGGCGGCTTTGGCGAATTTCTTGGCAAGGCAGGCGAAGCGTTTAAGGAATTCGTTGGTAATATTAACTGGAAAGAACTTGGCGAAAATTTAGCTGCTGGTATTACTAAACTTGGTGATTTACTTAGTGGAGACGGATTAAAAACTGCATTGATTAGTTTAGCCGGTGCAGCTGCAGTTTTTGCTATAGCAAAGAATGTATTAGGTGGCGCAGCAGCTGGAGTTGGTGGAGCCGCCATGCTTAAGTGGATGAACAGCGGTGGCAAAGGCGCAATGCCTGGCCTGCCAAAGCCAGAAATATCAAAAGGAATGCTCAGCAAATTTAGCTTAGGTAAATTAGGCCTTGCTGGTTTAGCTCTTGGAGCAGTATCAGCAACACTTCCATTTGTTAAGGATGCTATACGAGAAAACATACAAGAGTTAACTCCTGCTGAAATGGCAAAAGCTGAAGCTGACACTACTGGGCTAGATGTTGCAGGAATGGCTCTTCAAGGCGCAAGCATCGGAATGATGTTTGGTCCAAAAGGTGCGTTAGTTGGTGCTGTGGCAGGAGCAACTGTCGGCTTAGGAATGATGGCAGTAGATGCTATACAAGATGCAATGGATGAAACAGGTTCAGTTGCTACTCAAGAATCTAATATTGCGTTAGAAAAAATTAATAAGGCAATTAAAGATAGAGAAGAAACTGCAGAAGCTCTAAAAGACTCTGGCTTAACTCCTGAAAAAATTGAAGAAGCACTGAA